GGTAGACGCTAGTGAGCGTGGCCAGACGCACGAGCGACTTGGCCAGGTATGCGTTCCCACCATCTCCCATCGACTGGCCGACGTACACTCCGTTATTCGCGGAGATCGCCCTTGCCAAATGATCGACGAGACTTGGAGACAACATGACGCCTGATTGGTCGAAGACCGCCACATCAGGGCTCAACTCAGTAGACGAGTTGATCTGCGCAGGCGAGTCAACAACACAGGTGCTCACGTGAGTATGCTCGAAAGAACCGTGACCGCGAGCAGCGGAAATATCGTACACGGAGTTCGGCGTAAACACGCTAGATGCCCCATGGGGCTTAAACTGCATAAGGGGTGTGCCAGTGGTACCGTTGAGTGCCATGCGAATGGGACCAGCCACGGTGTTGGCACCCTGGATAGCGCGCAGGAATCTGCCATTTCCATAGTCTGTAAGCAAGTTCGGCTGTCCCCATTCCTGACCTTCGTTGGCTTGATCCTGAAGGAGCTTGTCGTAGGTTGGAATGAACAACTCAACCTCGTACTCAACGAAGATATCGTGGGCCACGTTGTCGGAGGCAACTTCATAAGCGAACATGAAGTATCCCCCGAAAGCGCAACGAGCTTCGCTGAAGTTCGTGCGATCAACGATGGAAATGTACTTCTGAGGAAGATCGCGGAACATGAGGCCCGTATCCGCGACGAGTTTGAGGTTGCCATAGACAGGCCCCTCAACCGCGGAAAGATTGGACATCATGTTGATCTTACTATCAGCGCACTGGTCATTATAGTCGTAATCGATAGCAGCATAGACGCGACCCTGAACAGTGGTCGGGGAGCTACCGATAAGTTCAACACTCAATTTGTGGAATCGAAATCGCTCGTAGGACGGGGCGATGTTAGACAGCCACGGGAACATAAACGGGGTCCCAGGGTTAATGTCATAACCTGGAACCGCGGCACTCAGGGGCACCATGTAAAACCCGCGACTCGTGCCGCTGGATATGGACCCAGCGAGTTCGCGATGTTTTATGATGACGCCCTGCTTACGGGACGTCATCGTGGCGACGTGCGACGCATCTTTTGTGGAGTAAGCGACGGGGAATGACTTAGACTTCTGCGGTGCTTTGGCCCCCTTCTGAGCCCGGGGGGAGGGCTTTGCGGCTT